TGGCAGCACCAAGATCGAGCTCGGCAAGGGCACGCCCATGTCGGCCGAGCAGCGCCTGGCGCTGCGCGCCCGCCTGGCCGAAGACCGCAAGCAGGAACAGGCCGCGCGGCGCGCCGAGGCCGGCCGGGCCGCCGTCAGGGCGCAGGCCATGTGGGCGCGCCTGGCCACCGATGGCGACAGCGACTACCTGCGCCGCAAGTGCATCCAGTCGCACGGCCTGCGCTTCAGCGAAAGCGGCACGATGGTGGTGCCGCTGCTCGACGCCGGCGGGCAGATCCACGGCCTGCAGCTGATCTTCCCCAGCGGCCACCCGCGCCGCAAGCGCCTGGGCCGCGACAAGGACTTCTGGCCCAAGGGCGTGGCCAAGCAGGGCCACCACTTCGCGCTGGGCAGCCCGCCTGCCGGCGCCTGCTGTCTGCTGGCCGAGGGCTACGCCACCGCGGCCACCCTGTACGAGGCCACCGGCCTGCCCACCGTCGTCGCCTTCGACGCTGGCAACCTGGTGCACGTGGCCGAGCAGCTGCGCAAGCGGCACCGCGGCCTGCGCCTGCTGGTCTGCGCCGACGACGACTACCTGGGCAAGTGCCGCGCCTGCGGCAAGCTCACGCTCACCGGCCAGGCGCAGTGCCTGCACTGCGGCGCCGAACATGGCGCCGGCAACGCCGGCGTCAACGGCGCCCACACCGCCGCGCTGGCCGTCGACGGCGCCGTGGCCGTGCCCACCTTCGCCGCCGAGCGGCCCACCGACGAGAAGGGCCCCACCGACTGGAACGACCTGCACGTGCGCGAAGGCCTGCACGTGGTGCGCGCGCAGATCGAGGCCCGCCTCACGGCACTGGGCTGGCGGGGCAGGCCGCAGGCCGCGCCGACCCATCCGTCACGCGGGGAGGGGGGAGCCGGCGCCGAGCTCACCAGCATCAACACCCTGTACGAGCTGCACGAGCGCTACGTGCTCGTGTACGAGGCCTCGGACATGGTCTTCGACGCCCAGGAGCACGTGCTTGTGCCGCTGGCCAGCATGCGCAACCTGTGCACCAGCAAGCAGCTGCACCGCAACTGGCTCGAAAGCCTGGACAAGCGCGTGGTGCGCCTGCGCGAAGTGGGCTTCGACCCCACCGAGCGCGACGACACCATCAAGTGCAACCTGTGGGGCGGCTGGCCCACGCAGCCCCGCGCCGGCCGCTGCGACAGGCTGCTCGAGCTGGGCGAGTACCTCTGCAGCGAAGACCCCAAGGCTGCCGAGATGTGGCGCTGGCTGCAGTGCTGGCTGGCCTACCCGGTGCAGCACCCCGGCGCGAAGATGAAGACCGCGGTCATCATGCACGGGCCGCAGGGGACCGGGAAGAACGTCTTCTTCGAAGCCGTGCTGCGCATCTATGGCGAGTACGGCGCCATCGTCGACCAGGACGCCATCGAAGACAAGCACAACGACTTCATGAGCCGCAAGCTCATGCTCGTGGCCGACGAGGTGGTGGCGCGCCAGGAGATGTACCACAGCAAGAACAAGCTGAAGGGCCTGGTCACCAGCGACTGGATCCGCATCAACCCCAAGCACCTGGCCAGCTACCGCGAGCGCAACCACGTCCAGATCGTCTTCCTCAGCAACGAAGTCCAGCCCATGGCGCTGGAGCGCGACGACAGGCGCTATGCCGTCATCTGGACCCCGCAGAAGTGGAGCGCCACGCGCTACCACGACATCCTGCAAGAGCTCGACGCCGGCGGCATTGCCGCGCTGCACCAGCACCTGCTGAGCCTGGACCTGGGCGACTTCGGCCCCGCCACCCTGCCGCCCATGACCGACGCCAAGCGCGACCTGGTCGAGCTGGGCCTCGACAGCAGCGAGCGCTTCTTCAACGAATGGGCCGCCGGCTACCTGCCCATCCCCCGGCGCACCTGCCGCAGCGAAGACCTGTACGCCGCCTACCGCCACTGGTGCACGGGGCAGGGGGTGGGCAAGCCCGCCCAGCTCAGCACCTTCATCGGCACGCTCAGCAAGCGGCCCGGCGTGCAGAAGGGCCGCCACCAGCACTACAAGAACCAGAGCCGCACCGTGCTGATGCAAAGCGTGCTCATCACCCCGCCCGACGTGGCCCGGCCCGATGGCGCGCAGGCCCTGGCCGACAGCATCAACGCCTTCGCCGAAGCGCTAAAAACCTGGAAGGACGAAAGCGCCGTGCTCGGCGGCGGCAGCAGCAACAGCGCGCGCGGCGCCAAGGTCGGCAACGGCCGCCCCGTCCCACCGGAGACCGACGATGACGCGCCGTACTGACACCGCCGGCTCGGCCCAGTTGCAGGCGTTGCAGGGGGTTGCAGGCGCTGTTGCAGGCGCTTTCGGCAGCGCCTGCAACCTGAAAAGCCAAGCGCGACAAGGGCTTGGCGCCGTGTTGCAGGCGTTGCAGGCACAACGCGCACATGTGCGCACCTGCGTGGGCGCGTGCAGGCGGGCGGGGGCGCAGGCGGGCGGGCGGGCGCGCACGCTCACGCGCGCACGGAACCACACCCCTGCAACCCCGAAAAAAAGCTGTGGAGGCAACCACTTGCGGCTTGCAGCCACCGCCGGCAGCGCCTGCAACGGCGCCTGCAACCCCTGCCACGCCTGCAACCCCGGAGAGCGCCCATGGTGAAGATCCAGATCGACGGCCTGGCCGCAGCGCGCGCCACGGTTGAAGGCTTCAGCGACCGGCGCTTCGCCGCGGCCGTTGCCACCGCCCTCACGCGCACTGGCAAGCCCGTGCAGGAAGCCTGGCGCCTGCAGCTCGGCGAGAAACTGGACCGGCCCACCCCGCTGACGCTGGGCGCGCCCATGCGCACCGATGCCACCGCCGAAAAGCTGGTCGTCGAAGTCGCGCTGCGCGAACAGGTGCGCGCTGGCGCCACGCCGCCGTCCGAATACCTGGCCACGCAAGAGCAGGGCGGCGACCGCGGCCTGAAGAAGTTCGAGCGCGCGCTCATCGCGCGCGGCACCATGCGCGCCGGCCAGCGCGCCGTGCCGGGCCAGTATGCCCAGCTCGACGGCTACGGCAACGTCAGCCGCGGCCAGATCGTCCAGGTGCTGGCGCAGCTGGGCACGGCCTTCTCGCCGGGCTATGCCCAGGTCATCTCGGCCGACGCCACGCGGCGCGCCCGCAACGCCGCCCGCACCGGCAACACCTATGTCGCCGTCACCGCGCCGCGCGGCAAGCTGCAGCCCGGCATCTACCGCAAGTTCAGCGGCGACCTGCTGCCGGTGTTCTTCTTCGTGTCGCGCACGCGCTACCCGCGGCGCACCAAGCTTATGGACGCCGCGCGCCAGCTGGCGACGACGCGCTTCCCGGCCGAGCTGGAGCGGTCGCTGGCCGAGCACCAGGCGCGGGTCAATGCGAGGAGGGCGGGCCGATGACCTGCATTGCCGCCCTGGTGGCCGACGGCACGGTGTGGATGGGCGCCGACGCCGCTGGCGTCAGCGGGTGGGCGCTGCGCGTGCGCAACGACCCCAAGCTGTACCGCGTGGGCGACCTGCTCATGGGCTACACCTCGAGCTTCCGCATGGGCCAGCTGCTGGGCTACCGCTTCCAGCCGCCCGAGCATCCGGCCGACTGGGCTATCGACCGGTACATGCGCACGGCCTTTGTCGACAGCCTGCGCGAATGCTTCAAGGCCGGCGGCTACGCGCGCACCACCGAAGGGGCCGAGCAGGCCGGTGACTTCCTGGTGGGCTACCGAGGCCGCCTGTTCCATGTCGCATCCGACTACCAGGTGGGCGAATGCGCCGAAGGCTTCGATGCCGTGGGCTGCGGCGCCGACCTGGCCATGGGCGCCCTGTACGCCACGCGCGGCGCCGCACCGCAACAGCGGATCACCGTCGCCCTGCAGGCCGCCGAGGCCTTCAACATTGGCGTGCGCGGTCCGTTCCACATCGAGCAGGCCTGAACATGTCCACCACCGGCAGCCAGGCCGAATTCGCCCGCGCGCAGGGCTGGAGCAAGGCCTATGTCACCAAGCTCAAGGCCGAAGACCGGCTAGTCTTCACCGCCGACCACCAGGTGGACTTTGCCGCCAGCCTGGCGCGCATCAAGGCCACCACCAAGGCGCCCGAGCGTGCCGCGCCCAGCGTGCAGGGCAGCGAATACGCCGGCGCCCAGGACCGCGAGCGGCACTACAGCGCCGAGCTCAAGCGCATCGAGCTGGAACGGGAGATGCGCCAGCTGCTGCAGGCTGACGACGTGTACAGCGCCGTGGCCGACGCCGCGGCGCTGATGCGCACCGGCATCGAAGCCTGGCGCGACCGCCTTCCGCCGCAGCTGGCCGCGCTGGGCGGCGACGAAGCCCGCATCGCCGCGCTGCTGGCGGCCGAGTGCGAAGCCCTGCTGCGCCGCCTAGCGCAGCGCTTCGATGCGCTGGCCACCGGGGGCGCCGAGGCATGATGACCGTGCAGACGCCTGCACCCGCCCTGGCGCTGCAGCCCGCGCGCCCCGGCATCTTCAGCCGCCTGGGCCGTGGCCTGCGCCCGCAGAAGACCCTGGCCGTCAGCCAGTGGGCCGACGACAAGCGCAAGCTCAGCCCCAAGCAAAGCCCCGAGCCCGGCGACTGGCGCACCGACCGCAATCCGCTGCTGCGCGAGCCCATGGACGCGCTGTCCGCCCGCAGCGGCGTGCACGACGTGGCGCTGGTCTGGCCCATCCAGTTCGGCAAGACCGAGGTGGCGCTGAACGTGGTGGGCTACACCATGGACCACGACCCGTGCCCCGTCATGGTGTGCCTGCCGGGCGAGGTGAGCCTGCACAAGTGGGTGTCGCAGAAGCTGCAGCCCATGATCGACGAAACCCCGGCCGTGCGCGACGCCCTCAGCAGCGTGGCCAGCCGCGAAGCCAGCAACACCCGCACCTTCAAGGACTTTGCCGGCGGCCAGCTGTACATCGAGCACGCCGGCTCGCCCAGCCGCCTGAAGAGCACCAGCGTGCGCAAGCTGGTGGTCGACGAGCTGGACGAATTCGTGGCCAACCTGGCCGGCGGCGACGACCCGGTGGAAATGCTCGACGGCCGCACCAGCGCCTTCCCGGCCACCTACCAGCGGCTGTACATCAGCACCCCGCAGCTGCGCAGCAGCAGCCGCATCTGGTGGCTGTGGGAAAAGAGCGACCAGCGCCGCTACCACGTGCCGTGCCCGCACTGCGGCGAAGCGCAGCCGCTCATGTGGGCTGGCCTCAGCTGGGGCGCCGCGCCGCTGCCCGGCGGCACGCGGCGGGTGGTGTATGCCTGCCGCGCCTGCGGCGCCGAGGGCGACGAATACGCCTGGAAGGCCGCCATTCCTGCCGGCCGCTGGGTGGCCGGCAACCCGGCCAGCCGCCTGCGCGGCTACACCGCCAACTGCCTGTACTACCCGCTGGGCCTGGGCCCGCGCTGGCCCGACCTGGTGGAGCGCTGGCTCGACGCGCAGGGCGACCCCGCGCGCATGAAGACCTTCATCAACGACCGCCTGGCCGAGCCCTGGGAAGACAAGCGCGCCGCCAACGTCAAGGCCAACCTGGTGCAGGAACGCGCGCTGCCCTACGCGCTGCGCACCGCGCCGCACGGCGTCATCCGCATCACCGCCGGCATCGACACGCAGGACGATCGGCTCGAGGTGCACATCATCGGCTGGGGCCGCGGCCGCCGCTTCTGGGTGCTGGACTACGTGGTGCTGCCCGGCGACCCGGCCCTGCCCGACGTGTGGGCCGCCGTCACCGACCTGCTCAACCGCCCCATCGCCCACGCCTGCGGCGCGCTGATGCAGGTGGAGGCCAGCAGCTTCGACATGCTGGGCCACCGCACCGAATACGTGAAGCACTTCGTGCGCAGCCGCCGCGTGCGCCGTGCCATGGCCAGCTATGGCGCCAAGTCCAACACCGCGCCCATCCTGGGCCGCGCCAAGCTGCAGGACGTCAAGCGTCGCGGCCAGGCCGACAAACAGGGCGTGCACGTCTACCAGGTGGGCACCGTCGACGCCAAGCACGCCCTGTTCGCCCAGCTGGCCGCCGACCACGACGCCTACCAGGCCTGGCTGCAGCTGCCCGACAGCGACACCAAGCCCGACGCCGCCGAGCTGCAGGGCCACTTCAGCCAGGACCTGCCCGACGAATACTTCAGCGGCCTGGTCAGCGAGGTCTACAACCCTGCCAAGAACCGCTTCGAAGTGCGCCGCGGCCACCGCCGCAACGAACCGCTGGACACCTGGGTGCATGCCTACGCCGCCACGCACCACCCCGAGCTGCGTCTGCACCGCGCCCGCGCCGCCGACTGGGACCGCTGGGAAGCCGCGCTGCTGGCCCGCGCGCCCGTGGACGAAAGCGCGCCCGCGCCGGCGGCCGTTGTCGATGCCGCGACCCCGCCCGCCGACACGCTGCCGCCCGAAGCGCAGGCCGATGCCGCGCAGCTGGCGCGCGTGCGGCGCCGCGGCGGCGGCTGGATGCGCAAGGGGGGAGGCTGGCGATGAAAGAGGACATCGTCGACGACTTCATCCGCCGGCTGCTGGCCATGTCGCCCGGCCTGGCCGACACCGTGGCGCCCATGCTCGAGGCCGAGCTGCGCCGGCAGTGGGGCGGCACCGAGCCCTACGTGGCCAAGCGCCCGGGGCAGTGGAAGCAGCTGGTCATCGGCCAGGCGCTGGCCAGCGGCAGCAGCCTGGCCGATGCCATCGCGCGTGCCGGCGTGTCGCGGGCGCAGGGCTATCGCGTGCTGCAGCGGCCCAACAAGCGCCGGCGCTAGGCCTGGCGGTCGGGCGGGCGTCTCACTTTTCCCCCTGAACGGCCCCGCGGCCGGCTGGCACG